TCTCAGTTCAGCTTAACCGATGGTCTGACCAAAGGCAGTCGGGCTGTTCTGGATGAGTCCGCGACAATACATCTTCGCGTTAATCATCTTGCGTGCGAACGAGGTCGCAAACCCGCGCTGATGGATAAAGTCGGGCAGAACGATGTCGGGCGTCGTGTACAGTTTTTGATATTCCGCCAGAACATAGCCTGTTGTGAGGAATTGGTCGCCCTTGTGACCGACCAAGAACTCGTTGTTGGGATAATGTGGGTCTGCAAAGACTTTCTTATTTCCCAAGTCACCAAGATAAGTAATGCCCTGCATCTGGGTGCGGGCGTTCTTGGGCACGAACTGAGGCAGCGTGGCCACGACGGTCGCGGCTTGGAGACCAAGCAGCAGCCAGTTGCCAGCAACCATGTTGGTGCTCCCGAAGATGAAGTTCGAGGCGGTCTCGAACGCATCAATGATGGAGAACTTGTGCGTCTGGTAGTTGACGCTCGCCGGGGCGATGGCGTCCCAAACCACGAAGCCTGCGTCGGCCTTGGCACGCAAGTCGAAGATGACCTGACGGTGCTTCTGGTACTGCAACGCATTCGTCAGAGCATTGAGCAGGACGCTCTCCGCTTTGATGTTATACATTGCTTGCAGGTTTTGGTCGGCTTCCTCGGACCACAGAGTTTTCAGCTTCATCACCTTGGCCGTTACCGGCGTGGATGAGAGCTTCATTTCGTAATCCTGAATGGCGAGGTTGCCTTCAGAATTGAACGCATAGGTGATGGAATAGCTGGCCGTTTGATAGGCACCGCCACCCACACCAAAGTTCAACGTGCCAGCGCCCGTGCCTTGGTAGACAATGGAGCCAACGACCGCGTTGGTGGCCACGTTGATGAGGTTACCGTTGCCGTCATCAGCGAAGCTCGCGGCACCGACAGTGCCCGTGACAGTACCGGCGCGAATGGGAGTCCACTCCAGAACAAGCACGCCAGAACCGTTGGTGGTCCCGGTCTCGTCCTGAATCAGTTCATCAGCGTCGTCATCGCGGTCCACCGCGCCTTGCAGAGCACGCCACATGGGGGCACCAGCCGGGGTGCGGCCTTTGCGGCGACCCGTCACGATGTCCATGTACACAATCTGCGACACCGGGCCAGCCATCGGTTGCAAAGCGATAAGTTGGTCGATGACATCGTTCTCGGACATGTTGGCGATAATTGGAAAAATCCATTTATCGAACGTGCCGAGCGAGGTCGTGCGGGTTACTTCGTCGAGGCGACCGAAGCGAGAGCGGCAGTTTTCCAGCATGATTGCTGCAATGGGCCGCTTGTGCTCAGGCATGTGGGCGACGAACTCCTTCCAGCCCCGCGCTTCCCACAAGCCGCGAGGATTTTTCTCAGGGATTCCGACCGGCGTTTCCGCCAGACGGTAGCCCCACTCCAGAATGTCGGTGAAGCGGCTGATATGCCCGCCGTCACTCGCCAGAACTGGCCGTCCACTTTCAGAGAGGATTACCATATAATTTTCTGTTTCTTTGGGGTTTTGGTTTGTTACTTGGCGGCTGTGCTCAGGCGCTTCACGAGGTCCACGCTCTCATTGATAGAGCGGGGGTCGCGGGTGCTGTAGACCAGCTTCGCACCTGCCATACCTTCGATGACAGGTTGTTTCTCTTTGGATTCCGTCACCGAGGCGGCAGCGGGTTCCGAAGCCTTTTCGTCTTTCGACTCGTTAGTAACCTTGCCGGGTTCGTCGGCGATGACCTCGCCCTTCTCGCCCTTCTTGTTACCTTCCTTCTTAGCCATCGTCGGATTCTCTCCGTCGGTCGGCTTGCCCACTCCAGCGGCCTTCTTGCCGCCTTCTTCCTCGGTCACGGCGAGCTTCTTGCCTTCCAGCGTCTCCCGGATGGAGGCGATATGGCGCAGGCGAGTAGCTTCCTTGAGCGACTTTTGGATTTCGGGCGTGGCGGCCTTTTCCTTGAACTCCAGCACGATTAAGCGCCGGGCGAGTTCAGTGGTGTCCTCGTGATAACGCTTCGACATCATATCGAGGGCTTCACAGGAGTCGGCGAAGTCTTTCTCCAGCACGGTCAATTTCTGGCCGCGTTCTTCGGCAACGCGCTTCCAGCCTTGGCCTCTGCGGGTAAGTTCTTCCTTGAGTTGCTGGCTGGTGGTGCCGCCCTTGAGGGCTTCACCCAGCTTCTTCTTGTACGTCAGCGCGGTCTGGGCGACGGCGTTGATGACCTTCATCAATTTGATGTTATTCTCGGCGAGCTTTTTGGCCTGCTTCACCGGAGCCTGTGCGGACTCACTGAACTTGCTGGCGACAGCATCGAGTTGCTTGTGGAGCTTCTGCCCATCCCACGACCGCTTCGGGTCTGCGGCGGCGAACTGGGCAACCTCCTGATGCAATTCCTCGATTTGCGTCAGCGACTCAGCGAACCGTGTCGGAGGCAACTTGGAAGGCTCCAAGCTCTCCAAGGTCGAGAGACGACCTTTAATTTCATTCAGTTCCATAGAGTATGTTTTTGTTTGGGGTGCGCTGGCGGCAGCGGATGGGCTGGTCACACCAGATGAAGGTGTCGATTCCTTCAAATTCTTGTTCTCCGCGAGGGCGGTCTGAGTTGGCGCTTCCGCTTTCGACTCTGGCTGCGCGGGGGCAGCCATGCGGGCG